GACAGTCCTAAACCGCAATCTGCAGCTAAAGAGTGTTTGATGTTGCCAATGAGTTCATTATCTTGTTTCCAAGCTAATTTACAGAACTCATTGTCGCCACTTATACCGATTACATTAGCTTCATCAACTAATATATCCATACCTGCAATTTCTGTAGGGCAGATAAAAGTGAAATCTTTAGGATAGAAGTAGACTACTGTAAAGTCATGTTTCAATGGTTCATAATGCTCAGTAACTGATACTTGTACAAACTCATTATTTTCATTAACACCCTGCAAAGTAAATGCAGGAAACTTCTCACCTACTCCAATCATGATACGTCAAACTCCTCTGAAATTTCTTCAGAAACAGAGCCTTCTTCGTTATTGATTCTTCTTAGAAGCTCTAACTGTGCATCAGCAGTAGGTCTTGGTAGGACATCGTCCATAGACTTTAGATTTGCAACTAAGTCTTTTTCCCAATCTTCAAGTTCTCTTGGTTTGCACTTAAGAACTTGTAGTTGATACTCAACATTAAACACCTGCGGACCAGTTTTCTTTCTTTTGAAATGAATATCGTAACCAGTCACTGGGTCTGTTGGGTCGCCTAATTCTTCCATCGCTACTATGATTTGGTCGAATAGTTTTCTTTTTAGATTAAGAACTTTTACACTTTTATCAGCGTAGTCAATGCACTGGACGGCATAAGACCATCCACATTTTAAGTCTGGATAAAAGTCGCGAACATGGTCATGTTCTACATTATTGAAAGTTTCTGAGTTTCTATCAAACGCTAAACATTCCATAGGAATATTCTTGTTGTTTTCACCCTTAATCCAATAGACATATCTAGGTAATAAATCACCTACTAGTCTAACATGATGATCCTCACCACTAGAATAGTTGTAAGTATCGATTTTTTCTTTTTGGGCTGAGCCCTTGGTTTTATTAAAATTTATTGCCATTAGTTTTCCTCAATGTCTCCTCGAAACAAAAGTGAATCCGACCATCTTTTATTTCAAGCAGTCTGTTATTTATTAAAATATCTTCTGAAACTGGACATTCCAGAAGGTCTAGTGTGGTGTCTTTACTATTTACATAGTTGTGATAATTGCGAAAGGACGCGACACCTGCATACTCTGCAACTTCTTTATCACTACATGCTCGACCGACTTCAAGTAATTCTTTCGGATTCAGTAAGAACGACTTACCGCCAAATCGATACTGATAAAACTTAAAAGTCTTATCATAATAATTTTTAGGTTGAATCTTGTAAGTTATAATACGAAGGATTTGAATAATGTCATTGACATTTCCTTTGCTTATTTTTACAATCTTATTCCAGTCATATAGTAACATATATTATATCAAATTTTTAAGCGTGTGTCAAGAACTATTTTTCTCAGGTGTAGTACCATCTGAAGTTCCTGGATTAGGAGCATCTTGTTTATTCTCAACCCCAAGTAGTCTTCCTCTTCTTACCTTGTCGAGATGCTCTGGGTCAAGAGTAGCATGAACACCAGCTTGTGCCATTTTTACAATACTACCTTGGTAAACATAACTACCGCAATGCATTAGTTCTACTAATGGTAATGCCCATATATCTACTCCAAAGTTTCTTACAGTTTCTGAAAACATATAATCTTCTGATAAATATCTATTTTGATGATTAATAATACAATCAAAATATGCCATTATTTGTTCACCTCGTTCAAATTCTCCCTCTCTTAAATGGTCAGGAGTGTATAGTCTTTCAGGGTGGTGCTTATCATATTCTTCAAATACAGACCTATGTACAAACATAAATCCTGTTGCACCTTCTTTAATTTTTACTGGCTCAAACACAGGTGCTTGTCCGTTTGGATATGCCTCTGGTAAAGCATTAAATACCATATCTCCTGCAACTTTTTCTAAATCTGTAGGACTATCATCATAGTTTCCAGTTTTGGCTGCGTGTAATACTTTTTCCCAAGCAATAGTTTTCTTTGGATATAATGCACAAAAAACTTGCATTTCAGGATTTTCTGCTAATAAATGCCACATATAGATTAAATCCATTGCATTCCACGCTATATCACTATCTATAAATAGTAAGTAATCGCAGTCACTTTTTAAGAAGTTTGCGACACAATAGTTTCTAGCGCGAGTAATTAGACTTTCATTAAACATATAATAAATTTGTAAATGAAGCCCATGAGTCATACATACAGCTGTAGTATCCATTAAGGACTTAGTGTATAGTCCGTGGCACTGACCGCCATACATAGGTGTTGCTAAATACACTTTGCTTTTACGCATTTCCTCTATATTTAGCTGAATTTCTTTTGATGTCATAAAATTTTTACCTCGTAATCTTGTTTTAGATAATACCCCATTCGGGCATTAGCTTGTCTCGCCGCAGTCTTTCCTTTCAAATGAATATCAACTACTACAGGAGTTTGTTTATTTTCTATTTTTCTTATAACTCTACCAATCAACTGAGTGAGTAATGGTTCATTATTTACTGGTGTTCCTAACACTAAACAACTTAAGTCATTTAATGATATTCCTTCAGAGAAAATTGACTGTGTTCCAAATAAAATATTTTTATTTCCTTTTATTTGCTCCATTACTTTTTCTCTATCAGTAAATTCCATATCTCCTGTAATTGATACAGCTTTGTCCCCGCAAAGTCTAGCACACGCCTTTAGAAATGCAACTCTATCTGACACTACTAATACTTTGTGACCTTGTGCAGCATACTTTGAAGCAATCAAAGATACGCTGTGGACGTATTCTTCATTGTAGGCTAAGTGATTAATCCTCTCCGCCCACGGAGTAAAAGAACCGTCTAAAAATCTAATATCAGATTTTATTATATGAATCTCTGGTATTAAATAATTTTCTTTTGGTGGTTTCATTACATTGTGACCAAAGTAATCACGAAAAACCACATGACGACCATCTTTTCGTTCGAGTGTTCCTGTCAAGCCTATCTTATAACGAGTAGGCATTTCGTCTACTATTCGTGTAAAAGTAGGACTACTGACATGATGCATTTCGTCTAAAATCAATGTCCCAAACTCTTGTTTTAGATCGTCCATTCGTCGGTACAATGTTTGGATATTGCCGACACAGATAGGGGCTTTTATATTAAATTGTCCACTACCTATTCTGCCTGCTTGTATTCCAAAGCATTTTTTTACCTCTTTTTCCCACTGATTTCTTAAGTTAGTTGTGTGGGTAACAACTAATGTTTTTTGACCAAGTTTCGCTGCGATAGCTAAACCTGTAAATGTCTTTCCCCAACTTACCCAAGCGTTAATTATAGAATTGTCTTGGACTTCGTCATGTACTATCTTTTGGCTTGGTCGTAAATCAAACTTAAATTTTTCATGTTCTACTGGCACTGAAACTCTTTTATCGACTATTTCGTATTCGTCTGGTATCAAATCCATTCTTCCAATAGGTATGGAAATTAAACCTTCTTTTATAAAACGAATTGTTTTAAATACTAAAGGCGGGTCTGATGGTATTCTAGGTGCAATAGTATAAGTCAGTTCCTTTTCGATAGAATTGTGCAAATCTTTATTTACACTCATGTATATTCTGTTACTAAGAACTGCTTTCATATATCTTGTTTCTCAAATTCGTACTAGAAAAAGAGTGCTGTCTACTTGTATAAAAAATCTCGTGCAATCCTTTACCTGTAAAATGTCTGTCGACATAATCCTCTCCAACAAATCGAAGATGTATTTTTGTAGCTTCTAGTAAATCTAATAGACTTTGTTCTGTATCATATGGAATAATCTCGTCTACGTACTTACAGGCTCTTAACTGTATATATCGTTCATATACTGATTGCACAGGCTTATTCTTTTTCTGCCTATCAATAGTAGGGTCTGTTTGTAATCCTACTATTAAGTAATCACAATTTTCTTTTGCTTCTTTTAGCATTACAATATGTCCAGCATGAAGTAAATCAAAAGCGCCACAGGTAAATCCTATACTCATATTTTTACTCCTGCCCTTCTTGCATCTTGTTTTCTTCCTTGTTCTCTAATTTTTCTACTCTTTTCTGATATTGGTCTCAACATCCATAAGTAATCATTTTTTGCTGTTTTCATCAAATTTAATCCATTTGCCATCTAAAGCACCATTAACAAAATGCCAAGTAGTCATTTTATCTACTACACTTTTATTTGCTGTTTGTCCTATATGTACTCCTGCCGCATAAATCTGCTCATAATAAATATGTCTTAGTAATGCTTCTGTTCTATCTTTAAAAGTCTCTTGTCTGTGGTTGTTATCCCAAGGACTAGACCAGCCTAGTTTATTTTTTCTACTTCTTACATGCTCAGGAATAAAATCTGCCATAACTTCTCTTAGAAAATATTTGTAAGTTCCTGTAGGCCAACCTGCTTTTTGTTTCATTTTCATTCTACCATCTTTATGAAAGTGCCATCTAACAAAGTTTTGCCCTAAATATACAGGTCTTGATTCCATTCCAAACATTCCTGCTGTTTGGTCAGTTGCTAGAATATTCTGCTCTGAAGTCATAATTAAATCAAATAATAATCCATTATTAAAATGGTCAGTATCAGACCAAATATGCGGAGGTATGCCTTCTAGTTGTTCTTGCGCTCTTTGAAGAGTCTCGTCATCATACCCCTTTGTAAATCTTTTGGCATGATGATTATATCCACTAAATAACTCGTCTGCACTATCTCCTGTAATTACTACTTTACACCCATCAGCTGCTGCTGTTTTATTTAAAAGATATCTAGGTGCTTGTCTTCTCCAATCAGTCCAAGAGTAGTGAGTATTGTCTTGCCATTGCTGTCCAAATACTTTACCATCTTTTCTTTTTAATAATACTTTTTTATAAGGCACTCCCCATTCTTTGCAAGTTTTAACTGCCATATCAGATTCTTTTTTAAATCCTCTCATGTAATAGTGTTTGCCTTTGCTTTCTTCATAATCACAGATATACACATTTAAATCGATATCCATATCTTTGATTATACCCAATGCACAAGTGCTGTCTAATCCACCACTTAAAAATAATGCTGTTTTTTGTTTACTTTTTGCAATTTTTCTAACACTAGCAATTAGTCTATCTCTAAACTCATTTAAATCATACTTTTCGCTTTTTATTTTATAGTAATCCCATAAGTTCCACGATTTTATACTTCCAGTATTTAGATTCATTTTTGATATCTGTCCTGGAGCAGTCTTCCATATATTTTTATATGGAGTTTCTTTTTGAGGCCACTGTGGATTTCTTAAGAATCGAGGGTAGCCTGACTGGTCAACTCTTTTATGTATAAAACTTTTTAGACTTGTACTAAGTGTCCAATTGCCATTTTCATCTTCGCCATACCACAATGGTTTAGTTCCAAAGTGGTCTCTACAGTAATATAATATTCCTTCTTTTGGCTTGTAAAATACAAAACTGCCATGAAAGTCAGAAAATTCTACAAACTTATGCCCATATGTTTCAAATCCATGAGCTAAAAATGCTGTATCATTAGCAATGTTAGAATCATACATCTCGCCATTAAACACCATTATATTACCTTTCTTAGTTACAAATGGTTGAACTTGATGTTCTCCATTAATATCAAGTAATACATGCCCCATAGCAATTCTACCGTCTTTCCATATACCAGTATCATCAGGGCCTCGCATCTTCTGAGCTTCTATCATAGGCTCAATGCTAATTATATCACTTGTTACTACAAATCCACACATTAGTTTTCTAAAATTGATGTATCTATATCGTCTATATCTGGTAGCTTATCTGGATAAAATTCATCACAATCTACCGCAAAATTTATTTTTTCTTTCATTACTCTACTAGCTTGATGCTGAGAGATAATTGGGTCTGTTACTACACTCTTATGGTACTTTTCAATATAACACCATTCTGGAGGCAGTATTTCATATTCATATTTACCTGAGTTTAATACTTCACTAAGTATTTTTTGATCCCATACCATTCTATCTTCTTTTTGTCTATCTACCCATTCTTCTAATAATTTTTTTGATTCATTATTATTTGGAAAATACATTGTAGAACTAATTAATTCATGTACTAACTTCCAATGACTTTCTTCCGCTCTCCATGACATAATATAGAAATTTGGATAGTTTCTATTTATTTCATCTATAGGTATAGGTCTTTCTATTACTCCATCTGCATCAATCCATAGTAAATCTTCATTAAATTGATTTAAGCATTTCAAAATGTACTCTGGTTTTATACTAATGTTTTCTTCCCATTTACCAATAGGTAATAATTCTTCCATGTGTACACTATACCCAAACTTGTCTAAAGATTTCTTTAGAGGTTTAACTACTTCACTGTAGTCACTGGTATAGAAATTTACTATCCTACAATTTTCCATTCTAGTATTGAATCCTCTTGTATATCTTCCCATCTGTTAAATTCTATATCACAGACAAGTATTTTATCACTATCTAACTTACCTTTTAGTATATTTGGTATAGTCATAAACTTTTCACATAAAGTATATTCTCGTTCTATAATTCTGCCTGATTTTAGACTTTCAAAACGAATGAGTACAATATGATTTTGTAATTTTTGTTTTAATTTATTTATATCTTGCGCCATGTGTCTTTTTTCCTCTCTTCACAATATTCCCATATTTTCCATGGTATTCCTCTTTTGTATAGGATACCGCACCATCCCATGCCTTCTTGAGGAGGTCGTGCCTCCACAAAGGGGAATGGAACATCTTTAAGCCAGACAACTGATGCAATATCCTTTTTTTCCACTTTTCGTATCTTATGGTATTTAAGTGTTGCCGTTTCTGTCTTTTCATTATACCAATATACTCCTTCCGTATCTATAAAATGTTTACCCCTATGTTTCATCATACCTACATGGTCTTCTACCATATAGCGTAACGGATAAAGACTCCGCATGGGAGTCTGTAATCTTCTCATACCTATCGTACTACCTGTCATATTTTTATCATCTACAACTTGGTCGCCTATGATAAGTAATCCATCTATTTCTTCAGGTTCATCTGAAAGAACATAAATTGGAAACCTCATTTCATTCCAAAGCCTCCATATAGTCTTTCTCTTTCTGCACCGTAAGTAGTGTCTAGACAAAACACTGCTAAATGAATTTCTTCACGAGTAACCCTAAAACCATAAACATTGTTCTGTAAATCAATGAGTGTTGCATGAAAATTAGTCATTTCATTATTTTCATATATACCGCAAGCTACTTCTTCTTTCTTTCTAGTCAAAGCATATAAATAGGCACACTTAGCACCTTTAGGAAAAGACATAGGGCCAGTAAAGTCAGGCCCTACAAATACAAATCTACTTATTACTTTACCAGGTATTTGTAATCCTGTTAAGGGAAAACTTGTTACATGCTTTTTCCAAAATACTTTGCTAGGATATCTACTATG